TGAGTTTTGAAATTGACTGGAGTTAGCCAACTTAGATGAACTACTTGCACCAAATCTATCGTCAGATTGTCCTGGACTGCCAGACTGTTGAGGTACAAGTGAGTTTAAGTCAGTTTGCTGTGGTACTGCTGACTTCCAAAAATCACTCAAATCTAAGCCCATCGTATCCGCCAACTCTTTAGTAGCTCTATTAACATCCAATTCATTACCTTGTTGCTGAGCCAGTGGCAACACTGGTATAATCCAACCTGTCAAAAATTGCATCAGCATTTGTTGTTTAATCATTGGATTAAACCGTTGCATTGAGTATGGTTTAACATCTAAATCATAATCACTGAAATTACCCTCTTTGGACATCCTATCAAAGATTTCTTCAACTTCAATAACAGAACCAATCTTTTTTATCACTCTCTGTTGATACAGTGGGTCTGTCCAAATAAACCTACCCACCTTTTTAAGGTTACGCTTAACAAACCTATACACTTGATTAACCATATCATCAAGCATCTTAGATGCGTTTGACATCAACATCTGTTCTTGACCTAATGTTTCAGCCTGGGTATTACGACCTCCCATTGTGTAAAGATTACCACCTTGTATTGAAAATTGACTCTCTATATAATTAACCCATTGATAATTCTCAGGATTCACCCCGCCAAATTTCAACTCTTGTACTAAACCTATATTGTCAACTTTTACAGCACCGCCATCGGTAGAACTTTTAATTCTGTCTGCGTCCTCAGATGCTTCTGATTGATATATCAAAACCGATTTCTGTCTCTCTGCTTGTTGTTTCATCTTGCTTGCAAGTACGTTTATAGCAGTATCCATATCCAGCCACGACCATACGGGCGGGATAGGCAACGGACACTTTGGCATAAACTTATAACCCAATACATCAAACGGATTTCCGTCATCTTTCTTATCCACAGTCCGAAGTATTTTATCAGATGTTTCATCTGCCATTATGGTTATAACTTCGTTTTGGTCTTGGATATATAGGTCTATGAATTCACTATAGTCTTTTAGTGTATGGAAATCTTCACCTGTTAAAGTATTTTTAGTTAGGTTATCTGGTGAATGGTCTCCGTGTAGTTTGTAATCAGGTTTAATCTTATCCGCAGCTTTTCCACCAAAAAAGTCCTTAGCAAACTCAGTAGGTAACAAATATCTATGACCTTCAAACTCAAAGTCTGCTCTACTTTTTGCAGCCACATCTCCAATATAATCAGAATCATCAATTACTTCAAAATATGGTTGTCCTATTTGAAAGTAATTACCTCTCCATTCGGCTTCTTCCTCAGCCATCACACCTACTTTTATTACACCCAAACCAAACAATGAATTTATAATTAGTGGGCGTAAACAATCTTCTGAGAAATTAACCTTATCCAACCATTCCTGTAATGTCAATTCTAATGTTTTTGCAAATGGTTTCAAAGCAATTCGTTTGCAACTTACCGATACCGCAGGGTTAGCCATAGTCATATAAGGAACTATGATTCCAACGCCTCTATCAATAAGTTTCAAAATCTGCATCCCAGAAACAGCTTTATTAAAATAGCCAGCAGCCCAATACTCCAACATCTTATCTCTGTGAGATAGTGCTGGTTCTATCATCTTCTGCCAACTTCTGCAACCTTTTTGTAATCGCTTTACAAAATTCATAATAACCTAATATAAGTATCTCATATTTTGTTTAGCTTCTTCAACTTTACGTTTGCGTTCATCCATTCGATGTCCAAAAGTACCCTCATTATAAGTACGGTTTTGTGTAAGAGCAGCTTTTGGTTGATACTTCATTGCTAATACTATCATACCCACAGCAATAACTCTATCACCGTGAGCAAACTTAGCACCACTTGTTTCTAACTGTGCTGCTACTGGCCCTACATCAACCCTACCCTCGTAAAATACATAAGATTGTAACTCATTTACCAACTGTTCATCGTGTATTTTCAATGATTCAAACTTTGATTTATCCTTAAAACCTTCTTGTAATGCCCCTGACAGTTGTAACAACAAATCAAACTTTGTACCATTAACACCCTTTGTTGGTCTCCAACCTCTATGTTTATGGCGTTTTGTCCTCGTAGGTATTTTTTCATCTGTCTGATAATAGACAAAATTGTAACCTAACTTATAAATACATTTATCAAATGTATCACCAGGGCCACCAGCTTCCCAAATCAAGTATGCTTCTTTTGTTGCACCGCCTACCCATTTACAGGTAGCTACAACTAATTCAGCAAAATTCATAATGTCAATAAAGGGATTTACATATAATCCAACTAATTCTTTAGTATTGACATCCCCAACTGCCATAACAGAATTACTTGCCCCTGTTCCCACTGCAATATCACAGGCCACAATATAGTTATGGGATTGGTCTGGCCTACCCCGTTCAAGTTTCCCCCACCATTTCAAAGCGTTTGGACTTGCTATAGTCTCAAATGTAACTTTGTCGATTCGACAATCTTCTGTTAATTTATATTTTACTTTGCCTTGAATATCAGGAGGTTTTAACCAACTGTTCTTAATCTTAGCCAATAGTGCATAATCAAAAAACATATCACTTGACCCCGCAGGGATTCTAAGTATGTTTTGAGCTATATCACGTTGGCTACGTCTTTTTTCTTCTTTGTCAAACCAGAAACTTCTCCAACTGTTGAAGTTTCCCTCGCCCGCGTCAGCGACAAGCCTGTAGGGTTTCTGGCCCTTCCAATCAATCTCGTTTATATTTATAGGTTCAAGTTCTTTGTAATTATCAAAAACACCAGGCCACATTTGTTTGAAATAGCCGATGTCTTTTATTTCTACGATACCCCTTTTGGGTGAACGGTACAAACCCATTGCCTTGTCTGGATTCCACTCCCAACCCAACACAGCAACTTTGGTCTTACCCTCACAAATCAGATTGTTGAAGGGGTGTGCTGCCCCATAATTCCAATGTGTTGAGTTGAAGATACAACAGTCAGAAACATCGTTGATATTCTCAACAATAGACTGAGCAATGGTAGGTTCAATACGTCCTAATTCATCAACTATTACAAAAGTAGCTCGGTCTCCTGCACCAAAACTCTCGTTTGTCGATTCACCTTTGACTGCCGAACTATTAAGCAAATTGTGTAACTGTAAATGTGTTTTATTAAATTCCGGTATCAGATACTTTGGCAAGGTGTATAGTGTATATAACAACTTGTGAAATAAACACTTGTGGTCTCCTGTTAAACGACCATCCACTAATTCGGTAGCCTTATCAACATATTCCTCTTTACGAGAGCCAACCAGAATATTAGTCTCAGGACTCAATAACCAATAAATCATTGCCAATTTGCATAGTAACTCGGTTGCCCCCTCGTCACGGTTCTTACTGACCACCAAGTTATGTCCCTTGTCGATAGCTTCCTTGACAATATCTATAACTTCAACCTGTTGTGGCCGCAAAATAAAAGGTACATTACGTAAACCTATTGGTTTTCTGGGGTTATATGTAAAAAATGCAGAATTAAATAAAATCTGGGGTTTAACCCAGGACATCTCCAAATAAACTTTTCTAAGTTTCTCGTCCTTGAACAGAAGTTGATGCAATTCCTTGCGAAAAACTATATTCTGCACAGGGTCAAGAGGTATCGCCCTGAAAAAATCATCAGGAGTTTCAAACTTTAGGTTCAAAGGTAGCCTCAGTTAGTTGGGGAACTTCTTGAGATGGTATCAATTTACTCAATCTTCCAGCAAGTTCATCAATCTGATTACTGATAACCTCACCCGTCAAGTGGATATTGATGTTTTTCTTGTCATCAATCTCTATCTTGTGTTGTGATAACCAGTTAGAACCGCCCAACTGCCGGTCTAAAGCGGCAACCAAGAACATCAGTAATTTTGCATCTGTCGGTTGATGTCTGTGTCTTGTGACAGTTTCGACAGGTAAATCTACCAGTACACCGTCCGATAACACCTTCTTCTCTTTTGTGGTGGTTTCGGTGTAATCATAACCCGCAGCCGCACGTATGCCCTGGGCAATCAGATAGGCTAACGATAATTCTCTGCCCCTGTTAAGAGCCTTCTTGAACTCAGGATTCTCTTTCTTCCAGTTGCGTAAACCCCTTTTGGACGTACCCAACAGAAAAGCTATATCAGTATCGGTTGCCCCCGATGCTGCTAACTTCTGGGCAACGTCTATGAAATTGCTGTTGAACTCAGCTTTCTCTTTGACCTTAGCCACAGTTTGCCTCTCCGATGCGTAGGAGGCCCGCCAGTCGATTATCTTGCTTCAAGGGTCTCATTGTAGCAACTTACCCAATTCAGAGCGGGTTTTTCGGGGCAGTTTACGGAAAAAATCCCTGTAGGCTTTCCGCACAGCCACTTTTTTGGCGTCAGACCATTCTGGGTCAAAAATCTCGTCAGCCGACTTTCTTATTGGTATCTGCTGTTCCATACCTATTCCACACATTTACAAATATACCCCCCTCATAATATAGAGCAAAAACACGACATCGTCATTACTTATCAATTATGATAACCTATCACAATCACAGGAGTAATACTATATTTCACTGTGTAACCTACTCTATTAACCTCTGTGTATCTGTAAGAGATAACCTATTCACCTATCGAAGGTTGACCCTATTGTTCTTGTCCCCCCCCTCTCCTCCCCCCATATTTTATACCCTGTATATAAGTTAGGGCACAAATAAGACATCTAAAGGTCTTATAACAAGTATTTTCATAATTTTCAAGATTTAATT